TTTACCATTTTAATAAAGTTTAAGGGGTGAAAATTGCCCCTTATATTAAACCAAAATGTGCAGTAAGTATGAAAATTAAGTATTAATGTAAATAATTAACTAAAATATGAAAGTGAAACTTGAATATAACTTGCCAGATGACCAATTCGAATTTGAATCAGCAGTAAAATCAACGAAAATGTTTTTTGCACTAACCGAAATTAAAGACGAATTAAGAAGTATTTGGAAATACGAAGAATTAAAAGAAAATCAATTTGCAATGGTTGAGCGCATAAGGGAAAAGTTCTTTGAAATCTTACAAGAAAACGAAATAAATTTAGACCGATGTTAATAGACGATTATAATTTAAGAGCTTGTTTACTCGAAGCATTAAAAACACGAACACGAAACCAAGTTGTAAAAGAAATAAAAGGTAGAGGGGAAAAATTCCACCAGTACAATATAGACCGATTTTTACAAGGTAAAGACGTAAGTTTAGAAACCGCAAAGAAAATAGACAAGTATATTTACCGATTGAAATTACAATAAGTTTACGCCCCTTTAATTAGGGGTTTTTTATTTAACAAAAGTTTGTTGATAAGATTTTTTGTTACTTGTTGAAAAAATAAACATATATTTGATTAATATTTAAACAAAGTAAAATTGGAGTGGATTAACAAAGTAGTAAAGCATCATAAAGAATGGGTTAAGATAGTTAACTCATTTGGCGAATATTTCTTTGCTGAAGACATAGTACAAGAAACTTATTTAATGCTTTTGAAATGGAGCAACGAAGAAAAATTATTTACAAACGGAAACTTAAACAAATCTTATGTTTGGTTTGCGCTTAAAAATACTTTTTTACAACACGTGAATAAAGCAAACAAAATGCAAAAAGTAGATTTGGATTCAATAGCGATGTTAGCAGACGAAACGTCAAACGTAGAAAAACACGAATCATTTAATTACTTATTAAACCAAGTTGAAAACGTAGTTGACGAATGGCATTGGTACGATCAAATGCTTTTCAACCTTTATAAAGATTCCGATATGTCAATGCGTGAAATAAGCAAAGAAACAAATATATCGGTTACGTCTATTTTCCACACGTTAAAATATTGCAAAACACGAATCAAAGAAAACATAGAAGAGAATTACCAAGATTACCAAAACAAAGATTACGAACTTATAAAGTAAAAATTATGGCAAAGAAAAAAGCAATAGGATTAGGAGACACTATCGAACAAGTTTTAGAAGTAACTAAAATTGCAAAGGTAGCCAAATGGATATTAGGCGAAGACTGCGGATGTGAACAACGAAAGGAAAAATTAAATAAACTATTTCCTTACTTAAAACCAAAATGTTTGACCCAGGCGGAATACAAATATTTAACAACAACCAAAGTTTTAGCAAAGAACGTTTTAATTCCAAGCGAACAACGAGAACTACTTAAAATTTACAATAGAGTATTTAGCCAAAGAAGGCAACCGACATCTTGCGGAAGTTGTTTACGAGAAGTAGTAAACGGATTAAGCAAAGTTGTAAACGAATACAAAGACGAAAATGAGACTAAGTAACGCAATGGCTTACTTAAATAAAAAGGTTGTAACCGAAGAATGGATAAAAACAAATATGCACCATTTAATAATTACAAAAGAATTAAAAAAGTTAAAAAGAAAAATGCAATCTGAAAGTAAAACAATAGTGAAACAATAGTGAAAAATGGCAAACGAAGAAAACTTAAAATCTTTTAAAAAAGGCGAAGTTACTAATCCAAACGGAAGACCAAAAGGTTCAAAGAACCGCAGTACGATAGCACGACAATATTTAGATTTGATTACTAAACATAAGAACGTTCTAACGGGCGAAATAGAATCATTAACACAAGAAGAAATGATTACGTTAGCGATGTTAAACAAAGCAAGTAAAGGAGACGTAAACGCATACAAGGCGGTAATGGATAGCGCATTTGGAGCGCCTAAACAAACAACCGATACAAACCTAAACGTCTCAGACTTTGACGTAAAAGACCTTTTTAAAATTGATAGTATTAAACCCGAAGTTTAATTATTTAGGTAGTGAGTCTCGTTACTTTATTGTAACGGGCGGGCGTGGTTCGTCGAAGTCGTATAGCGTTACCACGTTCTTATTGTTGCTTACAAAGGAAAGCGGACACGTTGTCTTGTTTACTCGTTATACTTTAGTGAGTGCGGGTATTTCAATCATTCCCGAGTTCATCGAAAAAATTGAGCTTATGGATATGCAAGATAATTTTCTTGTAACAAAAGACGAAATAATAAATTTACAAACGGGTTCTAAAATAATATTCAAAGGAATTAAAACAAGTTCTGGAACTCAAACGGCAAACCTTAAATCTTTGCAAGGTGTTACGACTTGGGTACTTGACGAAGCCGAAGAACTAACGGACGAAGACACCTTTGATAAAATAGATTTATCAATTCGACACAAGACAAAACAAAACCGAGTTATATTAATTCTCAACCCCACGACAAAGGAGCATTTTATTTACGACAAGTTTTTTGAAAGCAAAGGAATAGAACAAGGCGCAACGCTAATTAAAAACGATACCACTTACATTCACACGACGTACTTAGATAACCTTGAGAATTTATCGGAATCATTCTTAAACCAAGTCGAAGCTATAAAAACACGGAGACCCGAAAAATACAAGCACACAATATTAGGTGGTTGGCTTGACAAAGCCGAAGGTGTAATATTTACCAATTGGAAGATAGGACAATTTAGAGAAATAGGAACAAACGTTTACGGACAAGATTACGGCTTTAGTGCAGACCCGACAACCTTAGTTAAAACAAACATAGACAAAGCAAACAAAGTTATTTACGTCAAGTTACTATTTTACAAACAAGCATTAACGACAAGTCAAATTGCACGATTGAATTCAGAGTTTGCTGAAAAGGATTTAATAGTTGGTGACAACTCAGAACCGAGGCTAATAAGCGAACTAAATTCGTTGGGAAATAATGTAGTTCCAACGATCAAAGGGGCGGATAGCGTAATATACGGAATCAGTTTATTACAAGATTACGACTTGGTAATTTCCGAAGATAGTATTGATTTGATTAAAGAACTAAACAACTATTCGTGGTTGGAAAAGAAAAGCAAAACGCCAATAGACAAACATAACCACGCAATAGACGCTTTACGTTATGCAGTATCGTACCAATTAGCCAACCCAACAAAAGGTTTATATTTTATAAGATGACAAACGATTTAAACGTAATGATTGCCGTAGTTGAAGAATACATTTACCAACGCAAAGGCGTAAGGGTAAAAATAAATATGAGCGATTCACGAAAGTTTGTATTACATTTTGAAATGCTTTTATACGCTTATGAAATAGCAGTTGCATATAACAAGAAAACGAAAACTTAATTATATAAATATGAAATTAGAATTAACCATACCAACAGACTTAAACGAAATTACCTTAGGACAATACCAAAAGTTTATTAAGGTAAAAGAAACAACAACCGACAACGAAATGTTAGCGGAAAAAATGATTCAGATATTTTGCGATATAGAACTAAAAGAAATTATAAACATAAAATATACCGAAGTTCAAAAGTTAGTAGCGCACTTTAATAAATTATTTTCAGATACACCGAAGTTTACACCGACATTTAAAATTAAAGATATGGAGTTCGGATTTATTCCCGACTTACAAAATATTAGTTTTGGCGAATATGTAGACCTTGAGGAAAATTTAAAAAGTTGGGACACTTACCATAAAGCAATGGCGGTAATGTACCGACCAATAAAGTTAAAACGAAAAGACGGACACGAAATTATTAACTATACTGGCACGGCTGAATTTTCCGACTTAATGAAGTTCGCACCGCTCGGAGTTGTGTTAAGTTCGTCGGTTTTTTTTTGGAATTTAGGAAGCGAATTATTACAAAGTACGATAGCTTATTTAGAACAAGAGATAGCGAAGAACCCGAAGGCATTGGAGACTTTAGCGAAGCAACACAATTTCAAAAACAATGGGGTTGGTATCAATCAATTTATGCACTCGCTAAAGGCGATGTCACAAAATTTGACGAAGTTACCGCAATGGGACTACTTAAATGTTTGACCTACTTAACTTTTGAGAAACAAAAAAACGAAATAGAACAACGACAACTTAACAAGTATTTAAAATGATAGGATTTTACACGGCAATAGACAAACTCAAAGCGCACTTTGACGCAGACGCATTGGTTAACTCAGTAAGCGAAGGGGACATTTTCCAAGTTGATTTAGCTAAACAAACTATTTTTCCACTTGTTCACATTATGGTGAATTCGTGTACATTTGAGGTTAATGTGCTCAGATTTAATATTTCTTTAATTGCAATGGATTTAGTAGATATATCAAAGAGTGAAAACACGAATGTTTATTTAGGCAACGACAACACACAAGACGCTTTAAACTCAACGTTAGCAATCTTAAACCGAGCCTATGATATTATGTTGCACGGAAGTTTAGCGTACGACCTTTTCCAAATAGACGGCAACCCAACTTGCGAACCTTTTACGGAACGATTCGAAAACTTACTAAGCGGTTGGACGATGACGTTCGATGTTTTAGTACCAAACGAAATGACGATTTGTTAAGATGGAAAAAGCCGAACAACAAATAATTCTTGAGCAATTTAGGGACTACGTTATACAACAAGCGAGAAGCAATTTAAGCAAGTTAAAAAAGAACCATACCCGCAAATTATACGAATCTATTAAAGGCGAAATAAAAGTAATGCCAAATTCTTTGCGCTTGTATTTTGATATGGAAGAATACGGATTTTATCAAGACCAAGGGGTTATGGGGGCGGGTGGCGTAAGGTCAACAACAAGCAAGTTTAAAAAGACGAACAACAAGGGCAAAATGTGGAAACAAAAAGGTAAAGGCAGTCCTTTTAGTTTTAAGGTAGGAAACAAACCAAGCGTTAAGCATTTTAAACAATGGGCAAATTCAAAAGGGTTAAGTCCTTTTGCAGTTCGTGAAAGTGTTTTTAGACAAGGTATATCAAGGAGTTTATTTTTTACCACGCCTTTCGAAAAAGCATTTAAGAATTTACCCGACGAAATGATTGAAGCGTACGGCTTAGAAGCCGAAGAAACATTTAATACAATAATGGAAGAAAATTTTAAAAACATATAACAATGGC